TTCGGCGATCATCTGTTTCGAGGCGTCCGGTCCGGCGCTACCGGACGGGTTCGACCAGGACGGCGTGTTGGTCGGTCGCCCGTGGGATACCCCGCTGATTCAGGTGACGGCCATCTCGGAGGATCAGACGGCGAACGTGTTTCGGGCGTTGGTGCCGATGATCCAGTTGGGTCCTCTCGCCGAACTCATGCCGGACACGGGGGAGACGCGCATCAACCTTCCGGGCGGTGGCCGTATCGAACCGGTCACGGCGTCGGCCCGTTCCCGCCTTGGACAGCGACTCACGTTCTCCGTTCAGGACGAAACGCACTCGTGGACGGAGCGCGCCCAGGGCATCCGTCTGGCCGACAACCAACGACGCAACCTGGCCGGCATGGGTGGCCGCTTTCTTGAGACGACGAACGCGTGGGACATCTCTGAGGGTTCGGTCGCGCAGTTGACGAACGAGAACCCGGTGGGTGTGTACGTGGATTATCCGACGCCGATCGCCGGGAGTATCCGCAACAAGGCGGAACGGCGCAAGGCGATCCGTCACGCCTACGGCGACAGCATCCGCACCCCGCCGTCGAAGGCGTGGAAACCGTGGGTCGAACTGGAACGCATCGAGGTCGAAATCGAGGCGTTGCTACAACGTGACCCGGCGCAGGCTGAGCGGTTCTTTCTGAATCGGGCGCACGCCGGCGAGTCGGTGGCGTTCGACCTCGAAGCGTGGGCGGCGTGCGCGAAACCGGAACAGCTACCGCCGGACGGGGCGACGATCGTCCTGGCCGTCGACGGGGCGTTGACGGAGGACGCGTTGGCGGTCGTCGCCACCGACGTCGCCACCTACCACCAATGGGTGATCCACTTGCAAGAGGTCCCGACGGTCCCACCGAAGGGCTATTCCCACGACCTTGACCTCGCGGATGAGGACGTCCGTGCGGCGTTCGAGCGGTGGGACGTGTGGCGCCTGTACGCCGACTATCAGCGGATCGAGGATTTGTTCGCGGCGTGGACGGCGCGGTGGACGAAAGATCGCGTGGTGCCGTGGTTGACGAACCGGACGGCATCGAGGGCGGTCGGGAACGCCGTGCGCGCCTACACGGTGGACGTGGCGCAACGGAAGTTGACGCACGACGGGTCCCCGGAGTTCAACCGGCACATCGCGAACGCCCGCCGCAAAGCGTTGGGGGTCCGTGACGAGGACGACGTTCCCATGTGGACGATCCAGAAAGACCGCCCGCATTCGCCGAACAAGATCGACGCGGCGATGGCCGCGGTCATCTCGTCGGAGGCGCACCGTGACGCCATCGCCGCCGGTGTCCTCAACCGCCGCCGCAACGTGTTCGTGGGGTTGTGACGTGATTATCGACGACGGGGACCTCGCCAAACACATCGAGGACGCGCAGGCGGTGGCGTCGTCGGAGTGGAACCGGCTCGAATATTTCGAGCGGTATTTCCGTGGCGACCAGGAACCCCCGTACACGCCGCCGACGTCGACCCGTGAATACAAGGCGTTGGTCCCGCGGTCGATCACGAACCTGACGCGGTTGGTCATCAACACGATGGTTCAGCGGTGCATCATCGACGGCTACCGGGCGTCGTCGACGGACGTCGAGAACGCGGCGCCGTGGCAGTGGTGGCAGGCGAACGGGATGGACTCCCGGCAGAAAGCGTTGTGGGAGGAAACCGGCAAGCACGGTTACGCGTCGATGCTCGTGCTGCCGGCGTCGTTCCGTGACGCCGCCTACGACCATCGCACGGCGCCGATCATGCAACCGGTGTCGCCCCGTGAGTGGTACGTGCACATGGATTCGTGGTCGGACGATTGGCCGCAGTGGGCGATCCGCCGTGACGCGCACGACCCCGACAAGTGGTGGATTGTCGACGACGAACGATTGCGGGTCGTGAAGTCGCAACGGAAACCGAACCGGCTACTGACGATCGACCGCGACGACGTGCACGGGTTCGAGGTCGTCCCGTTCGTCCCGTTCCGCAACGCGTTCGACCTGACGCGTGCCCCGATCGGTGAGATAGAGCCGATCATCCCGATACAGGACCGACTCAACCAAACGGTGTTCGACCTGTTGGTGGCGACCACGTATTCGTCGGCACCACAGAAATGGATCGCCGGCATGGCGGTCCCGACCGATGAGGCGAGTGGTCAACCGATCATCGACCTCAAAGCGTTCGCGAAGTCGGTGTGGCTCTCCGATGACCCGACCACCAAGTTCGGGTCGCTGCCGGAAGCGAACTTGTCGAACATCGTGACGGCGATCGACTCGACGCTGCGGGTCTACGGACTCATGTCTCAGACCCCGCCGCACTACCTGTTGGGCGACCTCGTGAACCTCTCGGCGGAAGCACTACTTGCCGCCGATACGACTCTCGCCAAGAAAATCCAAGATCACCAGATGATTTGGGGTGAAGCTGTCGAGTCGGCGTTCCGGTTGGCGGCGGTCGCGGCCGGCGACATGGACGCAGCGGACGACGAATCGTCCCAGGTCATGTGGCGGGCCACGGAACCCCGTTCGGTGGCCCAACAGGTCGACGCTCTCGGGAAGATGGCGACGATGTTGGGTATCCCGACCGAAGCGTTGTGGGAACAGGTGCCGGGCGTGACGTCGACGGATCTTGAGTTGTGGCGGGCGATGCGGGCACGGGACCGGTTGCGGGCGGCGACGCAGGCGGCGTTGATGACCCCACCGCCGCCCCTTCCGGGCACGCCGGCCGTCGAACAGGGACCGGCTAACCCGACGACCGCGGCGACGCAGATTCCGCGGACGGCATGACCGTCGACGTTCCGGCCGAACTGGTCCACGGCGACATCATCGCCCACGAGTTGTCCGACGACTGTTGGTGCGGTCCGACATGCGTTCCGATCGAGTGCGACGACGGTGCGATCGAATGGCAGTACGTGCACCACGCCCTAGATGGGCGCCGCTGACATGGCCGTCATCGACCTTGACCGCGACGCCGACCTCGTGTCGCTCGTCGAGGCGTACCAACTCCGCTTGAACGCGCTGGCCGATCAGGCGGCGGCGATGATCCGCGACGCGTTCCTGTCGCTGCCGGAAGTGCGTGACCACCTGTTGGCCGACTTCATCAAAGAGGCGTCGATGATCGTCGACGCGGCGCGGCTCGAAGGCGCCGACCTCGCTACCGGTCTGGTCATGGAACTGGCCGGCACGATGCCGAAACCGGTGGACCTCGTGTTCGGTGCCGTCGACCTTGACGCCCCGTTCCTCCGCACCTGGCACCAGTTGGCCGAAGGGCAACCGTTCCCCGATGCCCGCCTGTCGGGTGCGTCCGAAGCGGAACGTCTCGGCTCGAACGCCGCTCACGACGGCGCCAACAACCGCATGGCCCACACCGGGTTGCGTGTCGTCGGCGCCCGCCGTGTCCTGTCACCGAACGCCTGTGAATGGTGCCAGGTCGTCAGCGTCCAGAGGTACCGCTCCGTTGAGTCGGCGTCGTTCGGTCACGGCGGCGCGCACAACAAAAAGAACTGCAAGTGCACGGCCGTCGCCATCTACGGCAAACGCGACCCCGGCCTGACGCTCAACAAACGCCGGTACGCCGAGTTGAAAGCGTCGGGTGGCGTCAAGCGGGTCAACGAGGGCATCCGCGCCCCGAAGCCGTCGCGGTCACCGCAGTTGCCGCCGGGCACGGACACGACCGACCCCCGCGTCCAACGATTGCTCAATCTTGAGTTCTAACCGCCCCCGGTGGGCGGTCCCCAACATCCCCCGGAGGGATACGCAATGGCTGAGGAAGCCGCGACCACGGACGCCCCGGTGGCGCCCACCGAAACCGACGTCGACGGAACCGATGACACCCCGGAGCCAAACGGCCAGTGGGACGAGGAAACGGCCCGTCGAGCGATCACCAAAAAGAACAACGAAGCCAAGTCCCTGAGGCAACGCCTCAAGGAACTGGAACCGTTGGCGAAGCGGGCACAGGAACTTGAGGACGCATCGAAGTCGGAATCCGAAAAGCTATCGGAATCCCTTGCGTCGGAACGTTCCGCCCGTGAAACCGCCGAAGCGAAGTTGCTCCGTTACGAGGTCGGCGCCGACAAAGGTGTGCCACCTCATCTGATGCGGTTCCTTTCGGGCGCGACCCGCGAGGAAATCGAGGAAGCCGCCGACGTTCTCGTTCGGGAACTCGGCAACGGCAAAGCCTCGAAAACGCCCGGCAAACCCCCGGAACGGGTCGCCGGCGGCTCCGCATCTGTTCCCGAAGATGACTTGAACCCGCTTGAACTCATCCAAAAGGTGAGAAAAGGCCGGGTTTAGGTCCCGCTACGACACCGGGCCACGGCTGTCGAGCGGTCCCCTCTGAACCCCATCTAGGAGGTTTGCCGTGGCTGATAATGACCTGCTCGTTCCGGCACGAATCGCCCGCATGACGTTGGGCGCGCTCGTCGAGGAACTGGTCCTCCCGCGTCTCGTGTCGCGTGACTCCGAAGTCGAGTTCTCGGGCAAGGGCGGCACCGTCGTCAACGTCCGAGTGCCGGCGACGGTCACCGGTGGCGGCGCCCGTACCTACACGCAGACTCAGCGTGACGCCTCAACGCCGATCGTTCTCGACCGGATCGCCGAGACGACCGTCCCTCTCACGATGGGACCGGAAATCTACAAGGGCGTTCCGATCACCGACTCGGAACTGACTTTCGAGTTGGACGATTTCGAGGGGCGAATCGTGTCGCCTCTCGCACAGGTCGTCGGCATGGGTGCCGAAGCGGCGTTGGTGGCGGTGATGAACGCCGTCGCCCCCGACGCGTCGTCCGCGCCGGCTCTGACCGGTGCCGACATCCACGACAAGATCGTCAACATCCGCATGATCCTCAACAAGAGGAACGTCCCGCAGAACAACCGCATCCTCGCCGTCTCCCCGGAGATTGAGGCGATGCTGCTGCGGGACGCGCAGAACCGGCTCGTGCGGTTCGACGCGTCGGGTTCGACCGAAGCACTGCGGAACGCCAACGTCGGGCGTCTCTACGGGTTCGACATCTACGTCTCGAACGCGTTGACGGCCAACTCGCTCATCGCGTTCCAGCGGGAGGCGTTCACCTTCGCGACCAGGGCGCCGATCGTCCCCACGGGCGTCCAGTGGGGGAACGCCGTCAACTGGCAGGGGTTCGCACTCCGCGTCCACCGCGACTACGACAGCGCGTTCCTACAGGATCGGGTGATCGTGGCGACGTTCGCCGGCGCGGCGGTCGTCGACGCGCAGCGGATCGTCCGGGCGGTCGCCGCCTGATGGCTCTGCCGCCGCTCGCGTCGATCGAGGACGTTGAAGCGCGTCTAGGCGGGCCGATCACGGTCCCCGCGGATCGGGCGCGGGCGGCGGCACTCATCTCGGACGCGTCCACGCTGGTCCGCCACGAGACGGGCCGGCAGTGGGTGGACGAACTCGGTGTGCTGACAGCCGTCCCCGACATCGCCGTCACCATCGCCATCAAGGTCGCGATCCGGGCGTACATCAACCCCGCCGAAATCACGTCCACACAGTTGGGGGCGGCGTCGATCCGGTTCGGGGATGTCTGGCTCACCGCCAACGAACGCAGGGCGCTCACCCACTCGGGTAGCTCGTCGACCGGACTTGTCTCCGTGGACACCTCACACGGTTTCGGGTTCGAGGGCCGGCTAGACGAGGGGTGGGCGCCCGTTGACTACGGACAAGGGCAGTGGGTCCACGCCGACCCGTTCCCGATGGGGACCTGACGGTGGCGTTCTCGGCGCACGCCTTGCAGTCCGGCACCGAAGCGTTGATGCGGATTCCGTGTCTCATCACCCACGTTGAAGCCGACGGGCCACCGGACGAGTACGGCGACCCGACGGAAACGGAGACACAGACGGCGACGCGCTGCTACCTGGCGCAACGGTCGCGCAGCGAAATCGGGCTCACGCCCGTCGAGGTCGACCGGTGGGTCATCTACCTGCCGGCCGGCACCCACGTCGACGCCAACGACGCCGTGGCGGTCATGGGAGGCGTGTTTCAGGTCATCGGGGAACCGTGGCCGGTGTGGCACCCGTTGACGCTGCGCGTGAACCACATCGAGGCGACGTTGGAACGGCGCCGGTAGATGGCCCGGAGCCGTGTCACCGTGAACGACCGGACGGTGGCGGGATGGTTGAACCGCGACCCGGCGATGCAGGGCGTGTTGCGCAACAACGCCGTCGCGCTCATGTCGGCGTCGATCGTGAACTCCCCGCGCGGGCAGTCGAGTTCCAAGGCGCTCCCGCAACGGGGACGGTCCCGCCGCAAAGCCGGCCGGTCGATGCGTGGCACCTCCGGCTACTACGTCCGCCACTTCCGTGTCCGGCGCTACCGCTACTGGTACCGGTTGCAGAACGACGACCCGTTCGCCCACCTCGTGGAATGGGGTTCGATCAACAACCCGACGTACGCGCCGATCCGTCGCGCCATCCGCGGGTCCGGGCTCCGCTACATCCCGAACCCCGATTCGAGGGGCGGATGAACGACGCCGCGGTGGCGTTCCTGTTGGGCGTCGCCCTCACTCTCGCCTTGTGCATCCTGTGGGTTGCGGTAGATGACCGTCGACGTTGAACGCCTGTTGTCGACCTGGCTCCGGTCCCGCACCGAACTCGCCCCTCTCGTCGGGTCCCGTGTCTACACAGAGGTCCCCCGGCAGGTGTCGGCCGAACCGTTCGTGCGGGTCACCCAAATCGGTGGCGCGCCCGTGTTCTCCCGCCCCCTGTTTCTCGACGAGTCCGTCATCCAACTCGACTTCTACGGCGGACCGAAAGCGGTCGCACGGGCGTTGATGGACACGACCCGCGACCTACTCGCCGGCCCGTTCTACGGGAACCACACCGGCACCGGAACCGTGACGTCGGTCCGGTTCGGCGAAACAGCCTATGTACCCGACGACGTGTACGACCCACCGCGGCCCCGGTGGATCACCACGGCGTCGATCTTCACCCACCCATAGAAAGTAGGCATCATGGCCCTTGATGCAACCGACATCCGCGTCGGCGGCAACACCAGGATCTATCTGGCGCCGCTGTCGACGGTGTTCCCCGCGTGGGACACCGACCCGGCCGACCCGTGGATCGACCTGGGGTACGTCACCACCGACGGCGTGAGTTTTAATTTCGGCAGGGAAATCAACGAGATTTACGCGATGCAGTCCGCTGAGCCGGTCCGCACGATCAACACCCGTCTCCCGAAGACGGTCGGGTTCAACCTGATGCAGTCCGGTCGCGATCAGTTCCTCGTGGCGATGGGCGGCGGTACGTGGACGGCCGAAGGTTCGGAGACGGACGTGTACCGGTACGAGCCGGCCGACGTGGGCGCCACCGACGAACGTGCCCTCATCGTCGAGATGGAGGACGGCGGCAACATCTACCGCTGGCATTTCAAGCGGACACAGAACCGTGAAGGCATCGAGTTCGCCTACCAGCGCGAAGACGCCGCGACGTTCGCCGTCACCATGGCCGTCCTCGCCCCGCAGGACGACTCCAAGCCGTTCTACCTCGTGTCGAACGACCCGGCGTTGGCCGCCGCCTGATGCCGAACGCGCTGCCGCTCGGGCGGTTCACGGTCACCTACGCGTCGGGCGAAACCGTCGAGGTGCAATCCAACTTCTACGGCGTCATGGAAATCGAGAGGGCGTACCCCGAACCGGACGCACCGTTCGGGACCGTCCTCGCGTTCGGTATCTGGACGTACCTGGGGTGCCCCGACGAGTCGCTGAACGAGTGGGCCAAAACGGTGACGATGATCGAGCCGAAGGCAGATGAGAAAGCGGAAACCCCTACCCGACCGGTAGTTGGGGTCGCCTGATCTACCAGCTATCGGTTGAAACCGGTGTCGCCCCCGGCGTTCTCGCCGCGGAGGACACCGCCGGGTTGTTGACGCTCGTCGACGAGGTTCGGGCGCGTGACAAGGCGCGGTCGTGGGACACGACCGCCGAACTGCTCGCGCAACTCCACGAACTGTTGCAACTGGTCCGCATCGAGCAACAGGCGTTGCACGGCGTCAAACAACTCGCCAAGTTCCAACGGCTCCGCCGGCCCGGTGATCCGATCGAACCCGAAGGTCCCAACAAGGTCAGTCCGCGTCAGTTCGCCTTGATGGCCGTCGCCGGGGGAGGTGTGTAATGCCACAGTACGTCGGGTCGGTGATGGTCGACGTCAAGTTCGACTCGAACCAAGCGGCCGCCGGGTTGTCGCGCACCCTCAAGAAATCCGGTGACGAAGCCGGCGCCGCGGTCAACAAGTCGATGTCGACGCGCCTTGCCGGCGTCTCAACCCAACTCGGTGAGATAGCCAACAAGGGCACCCGCGCCGGCCGCCAACTCACGTTCGGGCTCACCGTCCCCATGGTGGCGTTCGGCAAGTCCGCGGTGGACTCGTTCACCGGGTTCGACACCGCCATGACGCGCATCAACTCGTTGGTGGGGATCAGCCGCAAAACGACCGACGAATGGCGCTCTCAGGTCGTCGACCTGGGCAACGAGTTCGGGTTGACGGCGAAGGAAGTATCGGAAGGGCTCTATTTCATCACGTCGTCGGGCATCGAAGGCTCGCAGGCGATGGAGGTGTTGCGGGTAGCGTCGATGGGCGCCGCCGTCGGACTCGGGTCCGTCCAATCCGTCGCCGACGTGTTGACGTCCGCCATGAACGCCTACGGGTCATCGAACCTGTCGGCGGCGCAGGCGGGCGACATCCTCACGATCGCCGTACGTGAAGGCAAGGCCGAAGCCGACCAGATGGCCGGCGCTCTCGGGCGGGTCATCCCGATCGCGTCGAGTCTCGGTGTCGGGTTCCAAGAGGTCGCCGGCATGACGGCGGCGCTGACCCTCACCGGCAACAGCGCGGAGGAAGCGGCCACACAGATAACGGCGATCCTCTCCCAACTCGCCGACCTGCCACCGTCGAGTCAAGAGGCACTGAAGGCGTACACCGGCATCGAGTACGGCCAGTTGCGGCTGTCGCTCAAAGCAAAGGGTCTACGCCAGACGTTGCAAGAGGTGACGACGGCGTTCAAGGGCAACGAAGTCGCGATGTCCGAAGTGTTCGGCAACATCCGTGCCTTGCGCGGCGTCATGGGCACGTTCGGAAACACCGCCGGTCAGACCACCGAAATCATCCGGCAGATGAACGAGGAAACGGGGACGCTCGCGGCGGCGTGGGAACAGACCGCGCAGTCCCCGGCGAAGCAACTTGAGATTGCGATGGCGCAACTCAAGAACACGATGGTCGAAGTCGGCGCATCTATCGTCCCCGTGTTCACGTCCGTCGCCAAGGTGGCCGGCGGGTTGGTCGGCGTGTTCGGGCATCTACCGGGACCCGCTCAGAACGCGGCAGTCGGGATCGGCGTTCTGGCCGCCGCCGCCGGTCCGCTCGTCTACTCGTTCTCCGCTCTCGCCAACGTCGCGAGGGTCGGGACCAACGCTCTCGACAAGATGAGTCCGGCGTTCAAGAAACTGTCCTACGAGACGCAGTTCGCCGGTATGCGGATGAACGATTCCCTCAAAACGGGTTCGTCGCTCATCGGAAAGACCGGCGGGTTGGCGCAGGCGGCGGTCGGTGCCGGGGTTGCCATCGGTGTGCTCGCCGCGGCCGTCACCATGTGGAACGACAGTATGGAGGAAGGTCGCCAACAGGCGGCACAACTGGGCGTAGCGTTCAATAAGGCCGCCGGCAGGGGTGGGATCAGTGCCGCTCTTGAGACGGTCGGCAAAGCACAGAAACAGATAGCGGACCTCAGCAACGAACTCGACAATTCGAGTCAACTTGCGTTCTGGGACGAGGATTACCGCAACAAGATCCGAATGCAGCGCGAGGAACTAGAGCGGAACAGCACGGAATGGCGCCGTCAGATAGAAGTGGCCGACGCCATGGCGAACGTTCTCGGTACGAACAGTAACGCCACCATGGATTGGCTCAGCAAGCAACGGGCCGCCGGTGTCACGTTCAGTACGTCGAGAGAGGCAGTCGAGGCGTATCGCAAAGAAATCGCCGCGAGTAGCACCGACGCAAAGAAACTGGCGGAAACGACAGGGCCACTCGCCAACTCGTTCGCGGTGCTGGCCGAGAAAGTCAAGAAATCGTCCGACGCGTTCTTTGGGACGTACGACGCCGAGAAAAAGTTGCAGGCGGGACGGGACGCGATCGTCGACGCTCAGCACAAGGTCACGGACGCACAGGAAGGGTACGCCGACGCCCAACGCAAAGCGGTGGACGCCGCCCGCAAGGTACAGGACGCCGAACGCAAAGCCGTCGATTCGTCGAACAAACTCGCTGACGCACGCGCCACCCTCGCCGACGCGCAGCGCGAACTCAACGAGGTGTCGCGGGGGCCGTCGGAGGACGAACAACTCAACATCGAGTCCGCCGAAATCTCGTTGCAAGAGGCACGGGACCGGTTGCGGACCGGCAAGTTCGAGACGCCGTTGGAACGGCGCCGCGCTCAACTCGACGTCCGCCGCGCCGAACTCGATTTGGTCCGCACCCGTGCCGAACACGAACAGAAAGTCGCGGACGCCCAAAAGAACGTCGCCCAGGCGGCTGATGGTGTCGTCGACGCCGAACAGACGCTCGAAGATGCCCGGCGTTCCGTTGACGAGGCGAAGTTGGCGCGGCTCGAAGCAGAGAAAGCGACCGTCACCGCCCGCGACAAGATCAAAGAGGCTACCGACCACCTGGCCGAAGCCGAAACGAACCTCATCACGCCGGCCATGAACGCGGCGATCGCCCAACAGAACCTCGCCGACATGCTTGCCACCGGCGAGTTCAACACCGCCGGGATGCGGAAACAGTTGGAGGGGCTACGGGACCTGTACCCGGAACT